CGCCATAAGTCCTCCACATCTAGTCTATCGTGGCGTATCCCAACTGTTACGGCGTCTACGTTCCAAATCCCAACGACCCTCACCGTAATCATCACGCGCCATCTTGCTGTTGTAATACAAGGTGTTATCGGCAAAGGTTTTGTTGTTGATATTAGAAAGTTTGTTGTCTGACCGAATAGTTGACGAGTTATCGTGCCCACCAGCAATAGGTATCTTCCGAACAGGCACTTCAGCGTGTGCTGCACGCCTCTCATAGTCTTTATCTTCGTGATAAGCCGGGTGTAGGGCTTCATCAAAAAAACCGAGGCGCTGGAAGGCCATTTCTCCAACACAAAAGACGTGCCAGAAGGGAAACACATCAGAAAGGGTTATCTCGTCTCTACGGGCCTCTGAGAGGCTCTGAAGACCATTACCGCTAAACCAGGCATCATTCGAGGCAAAAAACCACCTATCATCGTGCGGAAACAGTTTGATACCAAGATTCCACGACGAAGCCACCCCCAGGTTGCTCGGCAAGTTCACGACACGGACATTCTTCACAAACTCAGAATGTAGAACATCGTAGAACTCACCACCATTATCAATAATGAGCAGATCGCGCACCGGGTAGTTGATTGACTGAAACATTCGACGCAACAAGTCATACCTGTTCAACACCGGCACAATCAGATTAGGTAACATCAAACCCCCTGGAACGTGTGACCCTCAAGGTTGAAGTTCACAAACGGGTTCAACGAATACACCTCAACCGAGTAGTTCTCTTTCAACCAAGCCTTCATCTGCATCAAATGACGGTTATACAAACCCCACGGTTGATGACCAGGCGGGTACTCGTCCACACGATGCTCACCATCAATGCTTCCACAATCAGCACCCACCAACACAATGTTACTTGCACCCATCCACGCAGCCAAGTGCATTGACCCGTGAATAGAAGAAGACCCAAACACAATCTCATCTGTCTTGGCGTGGACATAAGGGTCAAAAGCGTCACCCTTTGGTGTGCGGTCAGTCAAATAGTTATAGATGACCTGCTTATCATCCTTGACGCAACCCTCGCCAGGTAGATTAGCCTGGTTCGGGTGCCACCGGGAAGAACAAAGATCGTGTGTGACCGCAGCCATCATCCCCGGATTAGCCAGATTATTTAGCACGTTGTAGTGGTAATGCGTAAACAAATAATATGCGCTCAGGTCAAAGTGTTGAGCAATCAGATTAGTTGCTACACAAATCTTGCCGTCAAAGAACCGAGGCGACAGATAGCCGACAGACGCACCAGAACCGAACACCCAGATTGTAGAACCAGGGTGCTTATCTTTTAGAGTGTCAAGCCGTTTCAAACTCTGTCCTCAGCAACGGCATCCAGTCACGCTTCCACACAGTCTCAATATCAAAGTCCTTAGCGAAAGCCCTAGCGACCTCCGACTTGCCGTGACCCAGATCATAAGCTTGCTCCAAAGCGTTCACAATCGACGGCACAGAAGGCGTCTGCCACCAAGACAACTGACCGGCATCCCAAACAGGCACACCATCAACCAACCAACCGTCCTCAGCCACAAGGTCCTGTGATGCGGCCCAGTTAGACGCGATAACTCTTGTACCGCAGGCTTGCGCCTCAATCGTCGGCACACCAAACCCTTCACCCATGCTCGGAGCCAACAAAACATCCATGCCCGTGTAGTAAGCAGCCAGGTCGTGTTGTGGGGAACCGTAACGGTACTCAAGCGGGTTGACCAACAACACAGACTCTTGCGGGACACCCAAACCCTTCAGCATCTCCAACAAGTTCCAACCAATACCACCACCGGTAGCGTCAGTGTGCAAATACAGTACAGCGTCCTTGTGTTTCTTCTGGAAGATACTAAACGCCATCAGGTTCTCACTGAAAGCTTTACGGTGCATCAACCCAGAAGCCTTATTCGCGGCAACCATACCCACAACAAACTTGTCACGACTCTTCCAATAGTCGCGCACATCAGCACCACTACTGAGTGTCCAGTTCTCCTTCAACACCTTCGTGTCAATACTGTGAGGTATATACACGTTGTCTATACCTTTGTCATTCATTTGCCTTTGACCGAATGGTGACATGGCGATAGGCAACACGTTAGGTCGGCGTAACCACTGTTCAACCTTCGACGGCATCGTAATGTGATCGAGAGGTGTCCAAGACCAAATCTGACGCATCTCATCGTATTTAGGGGACTCTAAAACCCACACATCGTAAAGGCTGAAGAACAGGTCTTTCTTTTTGACCGAGTTACTCCACATCATAAAGTCCAAAGGTGCGGTGTCCTGTGCGTAACCAGTCAAGCTACGAGGAAAGTGTTTCGCCTCACCATAAGGTGTGCGAATCACATCAATCTTGCCCTCAAGACCAAAGTTAGAAAAGTTAGCCACGTCCAAACCTTGACGTAGCAGAAAGTCAATCAGGTATTTGACCTGTTGACCATACCCAGTCGGCACATCGTAAGAGTTCGAGTAAATACCGACAGCACCAGATAGTTGCTCCTGTAAAGCAGGATTCCCCTTTTTTCCCATAACAGGAATCTTAGCAAACAGAAGGGCCGGGGCAACCCACAACCCCGGCCCTTCAGCGTGTCGTCTAGTACTAGGAGCCAGCTCCCACGAAGTACTTGACGTGACCAGCGTGAGTCAGGTCACCATCAACGCGCATCAAGAACCGGTAGAAGGTCTGGTCCTTGTTGAAGGCGTAGTCGGTGCTCGACGCAACCTGGAGGCCACCAGCCATGCGAACCTTGTAGGAAGGCAGGTGTCCGAAGATAACGGACTTGGCGGAAGTGGCAACAGAGGCCATTGCGGGGTTCTCGAAGATCGGGAATCCAGCAAAGCTGTCTGGCTGACCAACACCAACCTGGTACAGGTACTGTCCAGAGTTGTCCTTCAGCTTGCGCATTGCGCCGAGCGAAGAAGTGTTAGCCATGTAAGCAACACCAGGCAGGCGACGAGCTGCACCGTCAAGGCTGTAAGCCAGGTCGATGAGGTTGTCAGCGGTGAACGCACCGGAAACGGCGGTTCCACCAGTGACACCAGAACCAGCAGCGGTCACGATACCGTTAGGCTTGCTCGATCCGTCACCAGTGGTGAGGACGGAGTTAACCGTGTAACCGATAGCGTTACCAGCCTGCTCAGCGAGGAGTGCCTCAAGGTTGAATCCTGCATCTGCGATCAGCTCGTTGCTGACGCCGATGAGGAAGCTGTACTTGTAGGCTCCCAGCGTGATGCTTGAGAAGGTGGGGTCGGACTCAGCAATAGCCGAACCTTCAGTGACCAGTGCAGCAGTGCTGTACGCGGTCATGGTCGGAACAGTGATGTCCTCACCGGAAGTGGTGTTGAAAATCTCGGAGGTGTCCAGCATGGGACCAACGAGACGTGCAACCTGGAAAACCTGGTCGTAGAACGAAACAGGAACAGTGTTGCTGGAGGTAACGAGCGCACGCTTCTCGAATGTGTGCGAACGCATTTCTCCCATACCAATGGCGCGAAGAACGTCACTCTCGCTACGAGCCTCTTCAGAGGGCACATAACCGCGTGAAGCCTCAGCAGCCTCGGACTTACGCTCTTCCTGACGCTGTGCAACAGCAATCGCCTCATCAGCGGCGCGGATGTCAGCTTCAAGAGCGTTCACCTTGTTTAGAGTCTCCTGGTCAAGACCGCCACGCTCTTCTGCCTTGTCCAGGGATTCCTGAATCTGAGCAGTAAGGTTTGCGCGGAGTTCTTGCTGAGACTTTACGAACTCAGACAATTTTGTCTCCTTATAGTGTGATTACAAATACAGTCGCGCTGACGCAGACTTTCACACGGCGGTGCTAACACTCAACCGATACATTAATTTTACCCCAGTAATCACACTTGGGGACAAAAGACCCTCCCGGAAAGGGGGAACGGGAGGGGAAACCCGCTACCGCTTCTCTGCGGCCTTAAAGACTCGGGTTTCTTTGATCGGTTCTACGTCCTCACGCTCAACCTTCGGCGCGGGCGCAGGAGCATCAATGGCGACAATCGCATCAGCCCAAGCGTCAGCAAGTTGCCTCACAGGACCAGACTCGGGATTGCCCGCAACATCCAAGATTACCTTCTTGATTTCAGCCTTAGTAGCCATAACTAAATCCCCTTCAGGAGTTGTTCGAGTTTCTTCTTCTTCAGTTCAAGCATAGACGGGTCAATCTCGTCATCCTTGGTTTCCTCAACAGGCTCTTCAGCCTTCGGGGAAAGCGTGTCAACAACCTGAGTCAAAAGGCTTGCTTCTTCATCAGACAAGTCCATACCAGATTCAATCTTCAACATGGCGTCAGCAAGCGCGTCGGCATCCACATTGGCACGCTTAGCAATCTTGTCCAAACCGCGCACAGCAGTAGAACCAGCCGTTTGGGTGTAGGCGGGGAACGCCACAATGCTTGTCTCGAAAAGACGGACCGAGTTGAGGACACGTTCGTTTTCAGATACCCACTCATCGCCACCCTTGGGAACAGAGAAGCCAAAGCTCATTGAGTCAACATCGCCACGCTTGATGAGGTAGGCGGCGTCGCGTCCAGCCTGAGTGTCAGGCAGATCAGCGGAGACACGCAAACCAACGTTGTCTTCTTCGAGGCGGAGAGTTCCGGCTCGTGTTGAACCGAGTACCGTACCGGAGTCGTGGTTCCACAAAAGTTTCACATCGTTGCGGGACTGTAGCGAACGCTTGAAAGCACCGGGAGCGATACGCTCGGTGAACGGCAGTGGCTCAGATGGTGCATCAAAAACCGCAGCGTAACCGGTGAAGGTCATCCCCCCGCCATCAAGCTCACGAACCTCAAACTTTGTGCTGTTGGTTCGCGTTTCAATCTTCGCCATCTCTTTAGCCTCCACGTTTACAAGCTGTCGATTCTCTTCTTCAA